TCCAGCACCAAAAATAGCCTTGTCGTTATCACCAAAAGATACATTTCCTGTAGTCGTTAAACCTGCAAAGGTTGGTGAGTCAGTAGTAGCTACGCCTTGGTTCAAAGCCTTGACTGAGGCTTCGCTGGTCAACTCTGAGTCCATTAATGCACCAGCGGCTGTAACATTGGCTGTGTCCGTTACGTCTGCTGAGGCTTCAATACCGTCTAGCTTAGTACCGTCAGTAGCCACATCACGGCCATCAACAGTGCCGCCTACAGTAATGTTACCTGTAGCAGAAACAGTAGTAGCAGAGACAGCGGCAGGAGTAGTACCACCAATAACAGTACCGTCAATAGTACCGCCGTCGATGTCAGGAGTGTTTACGTCGGGAGAAGTCAGAGTCTTATTGGTAAGCGTCTGAGTGCCAGTCAGTGTGGCAACGGTAGAGTCAATAGCGAAAGTAACAGCATTACCTAAGCCAGACGTATCAATACCAGTGCCGCCTGTAAAGGTCATCGTCTCAGAGTCCAAGTCAATACTAAGCGCACCGCCAGTGTCAGCTTGGAAGTCTAGGTCTTGTGCAGTGACTTGTGAGTCAACGTACGCTTTTACGGACTGCTGTGTAGGAACCAGAGTTGCACTGTCGGACGACATATCGTCTTCATCAACGAACGCAGTGACACCAATAGTTCCGTCAGAAATAGTTTCAAAGGTCAGGGTTCCGGTAAACGTAGGCCCTGCTGTGTCAGCTTTGGTTGCAATAGCAGTGGAGATTGCATCGAACTCTGTTTCAAATTCAGCGCCACGGATGATCTTTCCTGAGTCGCCTGTAGGTAACGAGTCCTTAGCTTCAAAGTCTGTAGTCTTAGTGTAGTTCGACATCGGAAAGTCCTATTGCAGAGAAGAAGGAGGAGAAAGGAAAAGGGGCCATTGCTGACCCCCTAGTGGACTTACTCGTCGCAAACTGCGAGGATAAAGCCAGCTTCTGGACGGTATGTTTCTACGCCGTACAGAGTGTCCGAAGTGAACAGTGTTGACAGGTATTCCTGCTTGTACTGTGTCTGTGAACGGACAGCCATTTGCTCTGCCATTACGAGAGCATCTTGGTGGAAGAACAAGCAACCACGAGTGTCAGCAGAAGAAGCAGTGTTTTGTGCTGCTACTTCAAGTACTGGAGCGTTGCTTGAAACGTAGATGTCTACGCCGTAGAGGTTACCGATAAGGCCAGACTCTACACCACGTCCGCCTACGAAGTCCGAAGACACGTAACGGTCGATGCCCATGATAGACTTACGTACTGCTGGTGGGATAACGAGGACACGGTTTTCCATAGGAACGTCAGCGTCGTCCATCAGCTTGATAGCCTCACGGAAACCAAGGTCAGTGAAGTTGTCGCCTGAAGTTACAGTGTCAACAGCATAAGCATCAATACCAGTTGCAGCATTGAAGTAATAGCTGTTGCTGTTAACCCAGTTAGCACCAGTGTTAGCTGGAGACTGTGTACGAGTACCGTCACCGAAGCCAGTAGCAGCGTTGATGAGGTCAGTGTCTACTTTCAGAGCCAGCTGGTAACCAGCATCTTCTGTGTAGAACTGACGGAGGCTGTTAAGAGCCTGTACTTCAACGATGTCTTCGATCAGACGTGAGTACTCGAAGTGACGGTCAACAGTGACAGTCAACTCTGACTCAAGGTTTGCTTGGATTGTTACAGCAGTTGCTTCTGCTTTTGCAGAGGCTGAACCACGAGTAGGCTTAGGGATGTGGATTACGTCACCCTTCTTGCCAGCCATTTGAATGCGCTTGACAAGGGGAGCCATCTTGAGGTTCTTTTGGTATGCAGCAATGATCTCGTCACTCCAGATTTCTGGAATGAAAGTACCTGCTGCTGTTTTGTCTACTACAGCATTTGCTGTGAAGTAGGTTCCGGAAGTTTCGCCAGCCATAATTAATCTCCTTTAGATTACTTGACTCGACCCTCCGCGTAAGCTTGTAGTATTTCGTCTGACAATGCTTGGTAACGCTCAGGGTCTGTTTTCATTAGTTTAATAATGTCGGACCTGCGATATACCTTCTTACGTGAACCCTCACCAGTGCCTCGTGCGTTGCCTGTATTAGCTGCCTTGAGTGTCTGCTTACGTGCCTGTTTTTCAACTTGGGCAGTCTGCTGGGCTACTGTCTTCCGTTCTTTCCAGAGTGAGAAGAGTTCGTCCGCAGAGTCAGCATCGTACTGCTGGTCAGCTGCTACAAACAACTGAGTCCTAATCTTAGACGCCTTGATCCATTCTGCAAACTTTGGATCACTAAGGATCTCTTGCATATCTGGATGCTTGGCTTGAAGCGTAGCTAGTGACGACTGCTTCTTGTACTGCTCAGTGTACTGCTGTGCTTCTCTAATCTTAGGGTGATTCTCAATAGCACGATTGACGGCTGCTTGAGGATCTGTAAAGTAGTCTATATCGTCTTCAGGCTCAACGTGTTGCTGTTGAGGTGCTATGGGTTGTGTTTGAGTACTGATGTAGTCATCCACAACTTTACGAAGTTCGCCTACCTCAGAAGACTGACGACCCAGTAGCTTTTCAGCTTCTTGGTGCATCTTGACTACGTCTTCTAAAGACTTACCTTGGTACTTCTCTGGTAAGCTAGGTTCTTCTGGCTGAGGTTGCTCAACTTGTTCTTGTTGAATCTCTTCTACTTCGTTTTGTTCGATTTGATCCGCGTTTTCCTCTTCAGGACGGGGATCTAGAATCGTTGCTCTAGACATAATTAAACTCCGTGATCGTTATCATTGTGGAGATGTGTTTATTTTTGACCTGCTTTTTCGTGCTCTTTGACCCACTTCATGTGAGCGCCGGGGAATGAACCATCGGAACCATTTAAGTGAAAAGACGGGGCAGATACCATTTTTGTAGCATTCGCGCCACAACCGCACCTACTGGTTGTGACGTTACTCGCTACCATTTCTTCAAAGACATGTCCGTTAGTACAACGGAAGTCGTAAATTTTATACATC